AACGGAGGTCTACACGGAATAGATGACCGAATAAAAAAATTTAAAAGTTATTATATATGAAAAAATTTTTAGTATCTTTGTTCCTCGATGAAGTAGGGAATGTATCGAGCAAGAGAGTGTGTGGCGTTCTTTGTATAGTATCGTTATGCGTCACAATGTTTGCTAACCAGTTTACTCCCGAACACATAAAGCCTTCCGATACCTTAGTTGATACCGTTGGATTGTTAGCCTTTGGATGTTTAGGTTTAACAAGTGTAGATAAGTATACTAAAAAAGATTAGGTCATGCCCCGTAAGGCAGCCTCCCCCCAAGTAATGATGTGTGATGTGGGGGGTTCTTTTTTGGTTTCTAATCTTAAGAATGCAGGACTTAAGTAATGAAACCTTAAAGCCCCTTCGGGGGCATTATTTATGAAATACATAAGAGAAATAATAATATTAGGACTTTTAATAGTTATATTCTTATTGGTCCGATGTCAGGACAAAACTATCGAGTATAAACGTATAGTAACACCAGTTGAAAAAACTATCTATAAAAAAGGTAAAAATATACATCATGTAAAAGTTAAATCTAAATTTATACATGATACTATCAAGCTAACTAAATTAGATACCATTAGAATTGTTGAAGCTTATAATTCAATGAATGTCTATAAAGATACTTTGAACTTTGATTCATTAGGATACGTGAGCATAACGGATACCATTTATAAGAACGAATTATGGTCAAGGTCTGTAAAATCAAAGATTAACAAATTTGAAACTATTAAAATATTGAATCCTAATAAGTTTTTTATTGGGTTTGATTTGGGGATGAACTATATAGGCACATCAGCAATTTTAACTTTGCCTAAGTATAGTATAAGAGCCGGAGTTGGTTACAACGGACATTTTAATTTTAATTTAGGTTTATACTATAAAATATGGTCGAAATAGTTAAAAAATATCTAAAACGGTTTCCTGATTTACCAAGCTTAACATTAGCTAAAAAGATTTATAAAGAGAATCCTGAGTTTTCAAGTTTAGATAATGTAAGGAAAGCAATACGTCGTTTGCGTGGTCAATCGGGAGAAGATTCAAGGAAACGTAAAGACAAAACCTTTTTTAAACCCGAAGGCTCACGCAATCCATTTAAGTTACCTGAGTCACACGCTGATATTTATGAAGCATTCAGTATTAACCAAAGTAAAATACTTATACTATCGGATTTACATTTCCCTTATCAACATAATGATGCAATTACCCTGGCTTTAGAGTATGGCCTACAAAAAGAAGTTAATTGTATATTAATCAATGGGGATTTAATTGATTTCGCTACCATATCACGACACGAAAAGAACTGGAGGGATAGAAGTGTATTTGAAGAGTTTGAGTCCGTTAAAACGTTCTTAAAAACGCTTAGAGATACATTCCCTGATGCTAAGATAGTTTATAAATTAGGTAATCACGATGAACGCTTTGAAAAGTACTTATTCTTAAAAGCTCCAGAGATTTTTGATTGCGTTGAGTTTAAATTGGAAATACTTTTAAAATTAGGTGAGTTGAGGATTGAGATTGTTAAAGACAAACTACCTATTCATATAGGTAAATTAACAGTACTTCACGGTCATGAACTTGCAGGTGGGTCCGGCGGAGTCAACCCAGCAAGAGGGGCATTCGTTAAAACCCTTTCAAATATCTTAATAGGTCATTTTCATAAAACCTCTAACCACGTAGAAACTACAATGCATGGGGACGTGATTTCGGTCCATTCTCAGGGTTGTTTGTGTGGAATGAATCCTTTGTACCTTCCTATTAACAAATGGAATTTAGGTTTTGCATATTGTGAACTTAATATTAAAACTGGAGAATATTATTTAGAAAATAAAACAATAATAAACGGAAAAATTTATTAATGAAAAAATGCTCTAAATGTAAAATAGAAAAAGATTTATTATTATTTAATAAAAAGTCTAATTCTATTGATGGATTAAGACCAGACTGCAAAGATTGTAGAAAGTCTGAAACTATAAAATATAGATTAGAAAATAAAGAAAAAATTAAATTTAACAATAATAAATACTATTTATTAAATAAAAATAAAAATAAAGAATATCATAAAAAATGGAGGTCTAACAATAAGGAAAAATTAAGAGAATATTCTAAATTATTATATAAAAAAAATTTAGAATTAAATAGAATTAAAAGACGTAATTATGTTAATAATAAAAGAAAAAATGATATTATGTATAAATTACGTTCGTCATTAAGAACAAGAATATTTCAAGTTTTTAAATATAAAAATATAAATAAACAAAAAGATACTTATAGCATAATTGGTTGTGATTTTAATACAGCTAAAATTCATATAGAAAGCATGTTTATTAATGGAATGAATTGGAATAATTATGGAATGTGGCATATAGACCATATAAAACCATTATATTCAGCTAAAAACGAAAATGAACTAATTGAATTATGTAATTATAAAAATTTACAGCCATTATGGGCAAAAGATAATTTAATTAAAGGAAAAAAATATTAATGGACTTACATTGGTTAAAGTTAGATGTTATATTCCCCATTCAAAGTGGGTTAGATAACGAGGAGATGTCAGAAATAGACACCATTCGATTAAGGTCTGAAGGTATTGAGGATGGATTTGAAACTGGAACAGCATATTGTAATATCGGACATGACCCAATAGTACAAATCAATCCACGTTGTTTTATTCCAAAGGGCAGACAAAACCGTAAATACTATTCAGAGATTGTATTTCAATCCGGAACAATTATCTACGGTATTGGTAAGCCTGACCTTATTTATTCTAAACTTAGTGAGTACGCTGCCCAGTTCGATACTCAGCCGGATAAAGAAACATCCGTGTAAGTAACTTCATATCAGCCATTTTAGTTTTATACTCAAAGTCACTTAAAGTTCCACAAATTAAGTCATTCTCCATTTTAGCGATGTGCCTTAATAAGTCCTTCTTTTGTTCTTTTAATCCTTGGTAGTTTCCTAAGCTGAATCCGTTACGCTTAGCTATGTTAACTATTAAGTAAGTATGCTCCATTATTAAGCGTTCCGATTCTTTATAGTCCTTACCTGAAAGTTCATTTAACCTTTCCGCTATTTTTATTGATTTGTCGTTCATGTTGTAATTGGTCTAATAATACAGCGTAGTTAGCAAGGTCAAGGATGCTATCCGATATTGACTCGTTGTTTACTTTGTTAGTATGCAATAACACACCAAGCCTTGCTACCTTCGTTGCGATTAAATTTAAACAGTTTAATTGTCCCGATGTCCCAGTAATTGCGCCAGCCAGTTTAAAGTTACTAAGACGGTCAGCTCCAGCGTAATCAAAACCTTTCTTAAGCATCGTTTCAGCCATTTTTTTGGTAAACTCAGCAAAGTGTTTTTTTTGTTCATCGAGTGTCATTTTATACGAGTTATGCGTACACCAATATCCATTTTTTCTGTCTTAAACTTTTTTTCAGGTGCTTTACGCTTTACGAACATACACACTGCTGCACTCATTTTTAATTGAGTTTCATTAACCATTAATTGGTCCCCGACATTTAAAGAATTAAAGTCGTACTTTGTTTTTCTGCCTTTCATTTTATTGTTAGTTGAGTTGTTGACTTACCTATTAAATAAGTATTTGTATCTAAGGTAAGTTGATAGATAACAAATCCTTCACCGTGAGCAACTTCCTTGATGTTCTCACTTTGAGTTGGTTTCATCGGTAACTGAGTACACGATGCCAGTAGTAATCCTAATATATATTTCATATTTCAAAAGTATTAATTTAAACTAACATTTACAAATTTCCAATCTTCATTATTTTACCGTCAAACTTTAAAGCCACTTCGCCCGTTTGAAGCCCACGACCTTTAGCGATATCGAATAACATCAATCCCCTCGTATCTATTGGTTTACCTTTATATTCGTATCCATTAGGGAATAAGTCGTAATACTCAGGTCGGAATATAAAACTAACTATATCCGCATCCTGTTCAATACTACCCGATTCCCGAAGGTCACTTAATAACGGTCTTTTATCTGGTCGTTCCTCACATTTTCTACTCAACTGACTTAAAGCAATAACAGGAATATTTAAATCCTTTGCGATTGTTTTTAATCCTCTTGATATTGAGCTAATCTCCTGCTCCCGACTACCTTCACCCTCACCCCTCATTAATTGTAAATAATCTACTATGATTAATTTAATGTTCCTTTCATACTTTAACTTTTTAGCCTTAGCTTTTAAATCCGAAATACTTAATACTGAGGAATCATCTATGTAGAATGGAGCATCGGATAATTTGTTAAATGATGTATTCATTACTTCAATATCATTGAGTCCGATTCTCTTTT